CCTGTTATTTGAGTAAAGGCAACAGCACCTGAAGCAATAGCTGCAAATGAGGAGTTATCAGCAGAATCTTCGATTGTTACATCGAGAGTTGGACTTGTACCAGCACCAGCAGCAGAATCTAAAACGAATACAACGTCACCGTCATAAACTCTTAGATCAATACCACTTGTTTGGCCTGTAGCAGTCCTAGCTGCTGTTGGATGACCTGCGATCAAAGTTAATTTGCCGAGGTTCTGTTGAATAACTGACATTTAAGCTGTCTCCTTTTTAGGAGTAGAAGGTTTTTCTTTTGGAGT